GAAGATATTGCCATGTTCATGATTACTGAACCGCAAGCATATCCGCATTGGATCTTGCCTGATGGAGTACCGCCCGAGAAGATGGGCGATTACGAAGATGAGGACGATGATTAAGAAACGCTATCTGGTTATCTCGGATCTACAGATTCCCTATCACCATGAGCAAGCCGTTAAGAATCTTATTAAGTTAGTAAAGCGCGAGAAGTTTGACCTTATCTTGAACACAGGCGATGAGCTCGATATGCAGTCACAAAGCAAGTGGGCACAGGGCACTAAATTAGAATGGGAAGGAACGCTCGATGCTGACAGAAGCCTTGCTCAGGATATTCTCTATGAACTCGGCACAACAGATGTCACTCGCAGCAATCACACAGACAGGCTCTACCATACGCTATTACGAGCACCTAGCCTCATTGGACTGCCAGAGCTTGAGTACGCCAAGTTTATGGACTTTGCAGGACTTGGCATCCGATTCCATAAAAAGCCCTTTGAGTTTCACAAAGGTTGGGTCTTAGTCCACGGGGACGAGGGATCGATGAACTCTAATGCCGGACTTACAGCTCTTGGTCTGGCTAAGAAGTTTGGCAAATCTGTAGTCTGTGGACACACTCACAGAGCAGGCATCAGTGCCTTCACAGAGGGCATAGGAGCCTCATACAGGACTTTGTGGGGCTTAGAGGCTGGGAATGTCATGGACAAGAAGAAAGCCTCTTATCTCAAGGCTGGCAGTGCTAATTGGCAAATGAGCGTAGCAGTCATAGAAACGCATGGAGATCGTGTAAGCCCAATGCTTGTGCCTATAAACAAGGATGGATCATTTACCCTTTATGGACGACTTTACGCCTGACATCCGTACCACGCTAGACGATGCTGTGGACGCTGGAGAATTGTTATCATTTTGTTATCTAAATTAACACAGCTAGTGCTTGTCGGTATGTCACACTAATATCGTAAGCCAGTCGAGGGCACTGGATGCAGATAGGTACACAAATGTCAGCAATAGAGATCTACGGGCCATTAGTACAAGAGAAGTATTACTGCTTATATTGCAGCTTCGATATGACTATTACAAAGGTCTGCACAGAGTGCAATGAATACAAGAGTGCAGTAACACTTCAAGAGTTCTTTGAGATGAATGGGCATTACCCAAAGCCAAGGCTGGTCAAGTAATGACAATAGAAGAAAAAGCATTACTGATCTGCCTGATAGGTATAGTCTTTGGCATGATACTTGTAGCTGTAGATGCTTACAAGACCGGCTATGAACGCGGAGTCCGAGAGGGCTGGCATCGAGGCCGAGCACTAAGCCGACAGGAGTTCTGGGAAGAATGATAGCTAAAGAAATTTTACAGTCAGCCACTGACACAATTAGAGATCGTGGCCTTACCTATGGTCATCCAGCCGATAACCTAGAGCACACAGCCATGCTGCTGAGTGCTTATCTACAGATGCCGATCCACGATTACCAGGTGGCAGGGATCATGGTTTTAGTTAAACTGGCTAGGACTAATCAATCCGCACAGCACATAGATAATTGGGTGGATCTATGCAGCTATGGCGCACTGGCTGGGCAACTAGCCTCAGAGGAGAATGAGCTCTATGTTTAACTTAGCCGATTACGAGACAGTTGAGGTGAGACTTGAAAAGTTTATTAAGGACTATCCAGATTTCCGCATTGCTACTGAGTTGGAAGTTTGCGACAAAGATAGATATGTTGTTAAAGCATATCTTTACAAAGTTACTGCCGATCTTGTTGCATGGACGACAGGGCTCGCGGAGGAGAAGGTTACTGATAGAGGCGTTAATAGTACTTCAGCACTGGAGAATTGCGAGACTTCGGCGATCGGCCGAGCTCTTGCTAATGCAGGTTATGCTGCTAAAGGGAAGCGACCTAGCCAAGAAGAAATGAAGAAGGTCGTTGCTACAAAAGTGGTAAAGCCAGCCGTACAAGATCTTGTACCAGATCAGCAAGACTATTGGACTACACCAGTTAATGAGTACATGAAGGTAGTAGATGCGCCAGTCACCTTAGACAAGGCTATGGAGAATGTCGCTGCGATCATAGGCACAGCAGAAGCAGTCGAAGTGCCTACTTGCTCGCATGGGCATCGCGTCTGGAGGACAGGCAAGGCCAAGACTGGCAAAGAATGGGCGCACTACGCATGTCCTTTGTTAGGACATGCTGGTATGGAAGGTAAATGCGAACCGATCTGGTATGAGATAAACAATGTAGGTAAATGGCAACCACAGAGAGCGAGAGGCTAATGGGTAACATTGGTATCAAGATAAATGGTGAATGGCTAGATCTTATGTCAGCCTTTGTGCCATGTCAGTTGTGCAACGAGCCAGTGCAGATCCAAGCACTAGCTGAAATATCGTCAGATCCTGTTAATGGTGTAGTAATGTGGCAATGTGCTAAGTGCAGTGCTGTCAATGGATAAGCTAATGACAGGTGCAATCATTGTGTTAGTAATCTGCTCATTGTGGCTAGGTTATCTGGCAGGATCTCTTAATGGATAGATTAGAGCTGCTAAAGCAGATGCCTATAAATCTAGAGTTGGATGATACAGATACAATTAAATGCTCACGTTGCGAAGAAAAGACACCGGAGGCAGAAGTGCAATCGGTTGGTGCATGGTGGTTATGTGGGATCTGTTATGACGATCTGTAATGGCTAAGGTCTATGATTGTCCTGAGTGTGGATGGGTGACAGCGTGTTACCCAAATTGCCCACTAGTACAAGAAGGAGATTGTCCTTGTTATTATGGTGGATCATGTCCTACTGATGGGAAACACATTGGCTAGTCAAGCAAGGAAACACAGAGGTTTCCGCACAGAGCGCGTAGTAGCTGAGTACCTATCGACTTGGTGGCATGGCGCATGTGTGGGAAGGGGTAGTGGCAAGGATATTGTTAATGTGCCGTTTGATGTTGAAGTTAAAGCCAGGGCAGGCTTTCAACCTCTTGCGTACTTAAAACAATTAAAGGCTCGGACATCCACTTCGGGGGAATTGGGATTCGGAGTCATACGGCTAAATGGACAGGGAGAAGATGCTGCTGAGTATTGCGCCATCATTCGATTAGCCGATCTATTGCCACTACTCATATTAAAATATGGTCATCTTACTAGCGAACCTACAGATGCAGACATTGACCGCTGCACTAGCTGCGGGTCTTACATGATAAGGAAGTGCTTAACTTGCCAGCCTACGATTACAAATGCGCCAGATGCAATCTTAGTCAAGAAGTTCAACATGGATGGCACAATCGACCTATGATCTTATGCGCTTATTGTAATGAACCTATGGCTAAAGTTATAGCTGCTACACCGGCAATATTTAAGGGCAAGGGCTTCTACAGTAAAGATAAATAGTTATCCACAGAAGTTATCCACAGGGGGTACATCTATGACAACACGCCCAACATTTAGGCTGTTACTTGACAAGCGCGGTACGCTAACGGCGCAGAGCCCTCCAGGGGCTCACCGCGACCCGCTGAGGCGGGTAGGTCGCGGGGTGCTAGTAGCTATTGGGATATCTCTATGCTTTATGCCTGTAGCAGGAGGATCTATACCTAAGCAATATGTATCTTATAAAGAATATGCATTACATCTATTAGGCTATAACTATAAAGAATATAAATGTCTATCTATACTCTATGGTAAAGAATCAGCATGGAATCCTAAAGCTGCTAATGGATCACACTATGGAATACCACAAGGTAAGAGTGAGTGGCTCAAGAAGCAGGATGGTTATACACAGGTACAATGGGGGCTTGACTACATAGGTCATAGGTATGGTGAACCATGCATAGCTCTCGATCATTGGCGTAAACATAATTGGCATTAAAGAATAACGATCCTAGACTTACCACAGCTTACAAGCGCATAAGGTTGCAGGTACTAGCTAGAGACAACCACACATGCCGGTACTGCCAGGGTGAAGCAGATACAGTCGATCACCTTATCGCCTTAGTTAATGGCGGAGATCCATTAGATCCAGAGAACATGGCTTCTGCCTGCCGTAGATGCAACAGCTCAAAGGGTGCACGCTCAGCACCCCTTTTTTTAGCACCTTTATCTAC